ATCTACGACAGGGGAGCATACGCAAAGAACCTCATCCAAGACGACATCCATACCGTCAACCAGAAGGCGGCGGGACTAGATACGAGAGACCAAGCGAAGACGTTCATCTATGCGTTCCTCTACGGAGCAGGTGACGCCAAGATCGGAGACATCGTCGGAGGTTCAGCCAAGCAAGGAGCGGCGTTAAAGAAACGTTTCCTCGCACAGCTACCGGCTCTTGCTCGATTGAAGAAGGGAGTCGAGGAGAAGGTGAAGCGTGGCGGTTTCCTAACGGGAATAGACGGTCGCATCCTACCGATAAGATCCGAACACTCCGCTCTTAACATGTTGTTACAGTCGGCTGGAGCGGTGGTGATGAAGCAAGCACTTATCAAACTACACAGAGACCTGACGATACTGGGGTGGGAACACGGTAAAGAGTACGCCTTCGTAGCCAACGTTCACGATGAGTTTCAAGCGGAGGTGTTACCGGAGAAGGCTGACCTGTACGGTAAGATGGCGGTTGAGTCGATACGCTTTGCCGGGGACTCGTTAGGTTTTAACTGTCCGCTCGACGGCGAGTACAAAGTCGGACGCAACTGGGCGGAGACACACTGATGACTAAGCTAGGCATATACACGTTGTCCACGGACGACAAAGAACAACACGCGATGTGGTTGAAGGGAGCGACTATCAACGCCGACTTGGTCGATTTCAAGAACTGGATGAGAGACATCGTCAAGCACGGTGGACCCAAGATGAACGCACAACCCCTGTACGACAACGAGACGATGCAACGAACGTACGACGTCATGTTCAAGTACTTGGGGGAATACATCGATGGATGAACAAGTGGAGGTGGATACGTGTCTAGCTTTAGCGTGGGCATACGACACCCAAGACCTGCGAGTACCGTGGGATTGGAAGGGACAACAACAACAAAGAACTATGGTAAGCAAAAAACAACAACAAGGAGCGGTGTACGAGAGCGAGTTCAGGACGGAATGTTTGAGGCGTGGTTTCGAACCGCACGACCCAACGATACCGGTGGCGTGGGACTTCATCGTGCTGTGTCCGGCGGGGACGCTCAAAGTACAAGTCAAGGGAACGGAATGCCAAGGAGAATACGGAAGTTACAGGTTAGCAACTAACGCTGGGCGCAGTAAGAAGACGGTCATCAGCGCTGAGGTGGACGTAGTGGTTTGCTACATCGATCCCGAAAAGACTTGGTACGTTATCCCCAACGACATACCGATACCCAAGACGTTAAAGCTAATGGCGGGAAACAAACGGTCGGCCAGTAAGTACGAGAAGTACCGAGACAACTGGTCGCCATTCTACGAAAAACAACAAGAGAAAGAATAACGATGAAAACAATGATGTTAATAGATGCCGACGTGTTGGCGTTCCAAGGAGCGGCGGTGTGTCAGAAAGCGGTACAATGGGAGGACGATCTATGGACCGTTCACGCCGACCTAGCGGTAGCCAAGGCGTGGATAGTAGACAGGATAGAAACGTTCCGTGAGAAGCTGGAAGCGGACTCTATGGTGTTGGCTCTGTCCGATCCTAAGAACTTCCGACGCAAGCTCAACCCGTTGTACAAAGCTAACCGCAAAGGCGTGTTCAAACCGATAGGGTTACGACCGCTCAAGGATTGGATGAACGAAGAGTACGGTACGGTGCAATGGCCGAACCTGGAAGCGGACGACGTGTTGTCGATACTCGCTACCGAACGACCCAACCGCACCGACAGACGAATCATAGTAAGCATCGACAAGGACTTCAAAGGCGTTCCGGGTATGTACTACGACTTCAACAAGGACGAGATGCATGAGCCATCCGTTGACGATGCCGACCGCTTCCACTTGGAACAAGTCGTATCCGGTGACTCAACGGACGGTTACTACGGCGTTCCCGGTATCGGTACGGTACGAGCCAAACGATGGTTGGAACAGAACGGATACACTTGGGCGTCGGTTATGAAGCTGTACGAAGAGAAAGGATTACCGGAAGAAGAGGCGTTGATGAACGCTTGGATGGCTCGACTACTACGCAAAGACGAATACAACATTAAACGAAAGGAACTAACTTACTTATGGATGCCAGCACATTACCCACCAGCGGAGAAAAGAAAGTATTCGAAAGTGGTGCGCAGCGTGACGGGGACGTTGGACGAGGACGATTCAGCCTTATCCCCCCAACCGCACTTCTCGCCCTCGCCAAGCGTTTCGAAGACGGAGCCGTCCACTATGGCGACAACAACTGGATGAAGGGAATGCCTCTTAGTCGGTTGTTTGACAGCATGATGCGTCACCTGTTGGCGGCGTCTCAAGGCGATAAGTCGGAAGACCATTTAGGGGCTATCTTATGGAACGCTTCAGCGTGGATATGGACGGAACAAGCGATCAAAGAGGGTCGCCTTCCACACGAACTAAACGACCTAACATATAAATAATGGCGAACACTATACAGAGAAACTTACCCGATTTAAGTCGGCGTTTACTCGAAAGATTAGACGAACTTTATCCCGACAAATGTCCCGATCCTAGTGATAGTGAACGAGATGTGTGGATCAAAGCGGGACAACGCAAAGTCGTTAACTTCCTATGGGACGTCTACGACGAGCAGAACGAAACTATAATATCAACCAAGGAATAATCATGTGCATGGGCGGATCTTCACCACCACCTCCAGCGGCTCCACCACCACCTCCTCCTCCTCCAACGAAGACGGCAGCGGTCGTTCAACCGGCGGGACGCAGAGGCAGTTCAGCGAAACGGAGAAGTCGCAGAGGCACAGGCCAGCTAACCATTAGGCGTCCGTCTATGGGCGGTTCCTACAGTGGCAACGGCGTCAATTTACCAACATAACAACTAACAAGAGAACACAACTATCATGTCATTAATATCACTCCAGAAGATCACGCTTCTCGACGGTGTAACTACCGCGGCAGCAGGCTCGTCCTTCAGCGTAGAACGCTCGAAAGGCTGGACGTTTACCATTGCGTCTTCGTCGGTAACGACGGGCGGGACTGTAGACGTTGAGGCTTATATCGGCGCAGCTTGGCGAGTCGTACACAGCGAAGCAGTAACAGCCGACGGCAACGTCGTCGTAAGAGACGATCACGGTCACTACGAAAAGATTCGCGGTAACGTCTCAGCTAGAACCGACGGAACCTACAGCGTCTTCGCTACAGGAACTACAGCCTCTCTGTAACCATGTCCGTAACGTTCCCGACAACGGACCTTAAAGTACCCAGCGGTATTACGGCGTTACCTTCAGGAATGAAGCGACCGGCGTTTGGTACGTTGTATGGGTTTGATGCGCAAGGTGGGGCAGGCGGTGGCGGTCCCTCTTTCAGTAATGGTAGCTCCGTAGATTTTGATGGCGTAGACGACTACATGAGCGTGGCGGCAAACGCCTCACTAGACACTACTGGCGATTGGAGTTTTAGTTGTTGGTTTTATGCGGACGACCTTGGGGGGTACAAGGCTATAGCGGCTAAACGTACGGGTGGAAATAATTGGCAGTTCGCAATCAGTGGCTCAAAGCTCACCTTATATCTGCCTTGGGGAACGACCACAAACGGCAGCACTACTCTAAGTACTAGTCAATGGTATCACATCGCGTTCACAGTAGAAGTGGGGGAGTCGGACGGCATAAAACTGTATGTAAACGGCAGTGCTGAATCCAACACGGGCAACGCCACGGCAAGCGGCAACAGTGGAAACTACGGATTTACAGTTGCAGACAACACTAAAAATAGATGGTGGAACGGCAAAATGGACGAGATCGCCATGTTCCACAGCGCGTTATCCGCTTCGGACATTTCGGACATCTACAATAGCGGGGTTCCTACCGACATCTCCTCACTCAATCCAGTTAGCTGGTGGCGTATGGGAGACGGTACGGAAGCGGATAGCGGTACGACCGTATACGACATGTCTTCCAATTCTAATAACGCCACTCTAACCAATGGTCCCACGTATTCAACCGACGTGCCTTCATAATGAAATACGTAATAGTAGAATCTAACGAAGTCGGCGACATCGTGTTCTCGGAGGTATTTGAGACGTCCGCTTCAACGCTCCGCTACAACCTAGCAGGTACACAAACTGTATTAAAGTACGATGGCGCTAAACCTCGATTTTTGTACGGCAAAGACACGTACACCCACTCTGAAATTCTAGCGATCCTCGCGACTGATGCGTGGACTCCCGATGATCTTCCCTCTTAACTTTTTATGAACAACGAATCCGCTCAAACAACCTACACGTCGTTGGAAGGTCAGCGATGGTCCTTTCTCGATAGGGGTCGTACCTCTGCCGAACTGACCATACCGTACGTTCTACCACCGGAAGGACACGGATCGGCTACCAAGTACTACACACCGTATCAGGGGATCGGGGCAAGAGGCGTCAACAACCTGGCATCTAAACTGTTAATAGCTTTGTTACCGCCCAACGCTCCGTTCTTCCGTCTGGTCATCGACCGTTACGAGTTGGACAAGGCCAAAGCGGAGTTAGGTGAAGAGCAAGGCGAACAGCTACGCACGGACTTAGAGAAAGCTCTTAGCGAAGTTGAACGAGCCGTATCTCAAGAAGTCGAGGTAGAGGCGTTCAGAGTAGGCGTGTTCGAAGCTTTAAAGAATTTATTGATAACAGGTAACACCTTGTTGTACCTCCCCGATGACGGCGGTATGCGTGTCTTTAGACCCGACCGATACGTGGTTAAGCGTGATCCAATGGGCAACGTCACACACATCGCCGTCAAGGAGACCGTAGCGCCTATGATGCTACCGGAGTCCGTTCGGAACGAAGTCTATAAAGAGTCCAAAGAGGACACCTGTGAGCTGTTTACTTCCATCGTGCGTGAAGGCGACAAGTACGTTGTCCGTCAAGACGTCAAGGGAATGCCCATCGAGGAGTCATACGGCGAGTACGCTTTGGACAAGTCTCCTTGGTTACCTCTTCGTTACACACGCATAGACGGTGAGGACTACGGACGAGGGTTCGTCGAGGAATACATAGGCGACCTGAAGAGTCTGGAAGCGTTGACGAAAGCCATCGTGGAAGGCTCCGCGGCTGCGGCTAAAGTACTATTTATGGTTAACCCCAACGGTACGACTCGCGCCCGTACTCTGGCTGAAGCTCCCAACGGGGCAATCGTTCAAGGGTCGGACGGGGACGTATCGGTATTACAACTAAACAAGTTCAATGATTTTAGAGTGGCTCAAACGGTTATGGCTCAGATCCAAGACCGCCTCAGTCACGCCTTCCTACTCAACAGCAACGTCGTCAGACAAGCCGAGAGGGTTACCGCTGAAGAGATCCGTATGTTGTCGCAAGAACTGGAAGCGGCGTTAGGCGGTCTCTACAGTATTCTTTCACAGGAGTTCCAACTACCGCTCGTTACACGCTTAATGGAGCGTATGAGCAAGAAGGATCGTCTACCGAAGCTACCCAAGGACATAGTCAAGCCGACCATCGTAACAGGCGTAGAAGCTCTAGGACGCGGTAACGACCTCAACAGGTTGGACATGTTCCTAGCCGGAGCTAACCAGGTGGTCGGTCCCGAAGCGGTCATGCAGTACGTCAACGTATCCGACTACTTCAAACGACGCGCTACCGCACTTGGCATCGAGACCGAAGGGTTAATCAAGACGGAAGAAGAGATTCAACAGGCGATGCAAGCGGCTCAACAACAAGAGATGATGATGAAGTTAGGCGCACCGGCAGTCGGTCCCGCTATTAACGCCGCTCAAGAACAGTTTATGGCTTCGGAAGAAGCACCACCGGAACAACAATAACAACGAAGGACACAAACGATGGCTGAATTACAACGAGTAGAAATCAACGAGAAAACGCCCGGAGAGATCGAACCGGAAGAAGCTACCGAGGACGTTCCCGAAAGCACGGAGGATGCAGGGAATGGGGATTCGCAAGGAGAGACCGTAGCTGATACGGAGCGTCCTGAGTGGCTTCCTGAGAAGTTCGATGATGCGGAAGATATGGCGAAAGCCTACGCGGAGCT